ATGTTCCCTAAATTTACTTGCCCCTACTGCTGTAGTGCCGTGGCCTTAACCAAAGAAACATTTACAGAGTACAAAATAACACATCAAAATGCTTATGTAGCAAATCAAGTTGAGCTACCATTCCCAAAAGTCTACACAAAAAATTATTTATCACTCTCTAACAGATTTGTAGAAGCAAGCGTTATAAATAACTGGGAGGATCCAGTCATAACTATATATGCTCACAAATGCCCTAATTGTGAAAAAGAAACTTATACATTAATCGCAAAAGATAATGATGGCAATCTTTCGAATACTATACCTATAATTCCAAATTCTTTGGCAAAAGACTATGGTGATTTAGTTCCCGCTCATATCCAAGAAGACTATAGAGAGGCTTATAATATATTACACCTAAGTCCAAAAGCCTCTGCTACATTATCAAGACGTTGCATCCAAGGTATGATCCGTGATTACTGGAATATATCAGAAAATACATTATATCAAGAAATAGAGTCGATAAAGCCTAATCTAAATAAACTTCAAAAAGAGGCCATAGATGTTCTACGACAGATTGGAAATATTGGTGCCCATCCAAATAAAGACATTAATATGATTATAGATATTAATCCCAAAGATGCGGAAAAACTAATAAAATTAATAGAGTATTTTATTGAGGAGTGGTATATCGCAAGATTTGAACATACTAGACTTTTAGAAGAAGTAAAAACCTTAGGTGAGTCTATAAACAAATGAATATTAAAATATAACCTAACACTACATATCATTATTGTATATATTACATATTATAACCAATATATATAATACCACTCTACCAACTGCAACTTTCTAAACAATCTAAAGTTTATTTATCTATATAATTTAAATACTATTAATTTGACTTCACTGATTAGTTAAATTAATATGTAGATAGATACCCGTACAGGGCATATAAGAAAGGAGGGATTTTATGTCCCAATTTTTGAATATGCCTGGTTCCAATTATATAAATTGATAATGTTCATTTCTAATGAAAAGTAGAGGAGTCTATTTAAGTTATTAATTTTTATAGCTGATACTAAAGGCATCTTATTTTGGGCTGACCTAACAGCCCTAAGTGAAGCGGTTCACCATAGAACTAATTGCTGATAACAATTAGGTTGTTTTATATTGTTTGAAGGGAAGTTCAACAGTTAGTAAGAATCTATAGTTAATACTCTCGCAAGGAGTCTTATGTGCACTTTCTTTCTAACTGGCAATATAACTCAAATGCAGTGGGCTTTTGGTATACAAATAGGATAAAAAACTTCCGTATTATCAGTACGGAAGTTTTTTATTATAGCTAAACAAAAAGGACCTACAGTGAACTGTAGGTCCTTTTAATCTTGTGGTGCGGATTGAGGGTTTATACTCAATTCCCCGCACCATTACTACACTGCCCAAACTCTACATTTCAAAAAGGGGCAAATAAGGGGCAACCTTTTATTTATACTTTTCCCCCTTACTTGTCCGCTTAAATGAAAAAAGCCCAACATCAGAACATGTCTGCCTTAAAAGGATGTTGGGGGTTTGACTTAATATCATTATACCACAATTCTATTACAAGTCCATGCATCCACCTTTGCATGGTAAGGAGATAGATTAGATCACTTCCTTAATTCTTAGATGCAAGATAAATAACAGTACCACCTAATAGTATGTTTAACAACTTACTTTTGCGTTGTTCCATCTTGGCCTTGTGTATTTCTTTCTTTTGCTCGTTCAAGTATATTTCTGCTTTCGCCAATGATAACTTTTGCTCGTTCAGCATCTTTTCTTGCTTCTGCAGTAAGTTCCGTGCTTCTGTTAATTGCGTTCTCTGTTCGCTGATTAAGTTCAACGCTTCGATTAATTCGTTCTTCTGTTCGTTCGTTGATAGCTTCGCTATTCTCAACTGCATTTCTAACTCGTTGATTGTAGTCAACTGCCTGTTGATTGTACTCTCTAGCGTGTCGAAGTTCGTTTTCAGCGTTACGTATTCCTGTGGTGTCAATGTTACTGCTTCTGTTGGTGTAGAACCATATACAGAGGAAGCACACAATGATAAGAATAACAGGAACACACCAAGGATACTTTTCAGTAAATTGTTTAACTTTAACATACATATATACCCCCTATATATTACTTCCCCATTGTTGAGCATAATATTTTGCTTTCATACGAATTACATCACCACCACTACCAGCTTCATCACCCTCACGGACTACCCACAAATCCCAACGCTCGCAAGTAGAGTTAGGGCCGTAAGCATCATGTGCATACCAACCATCCATGTTGTCGGCTGCTTCTGCGTGACTTAGTACATTACTGATACTAGCTGGCAATCCTAAATCAACGCACAATACCGCCACCACTTGTGCTAGTGTTTCAATCTGTGCATCTGTTGGTGGATAATCACCTAAGTTATTTACCCATTGTGCATTATAGGCACAATCTAAAGAAATACCAACTGCACCACTATTACGCATCCATGTATGGTTCTTGTGGTCTGTTAGTTCACCATCAATGTAAATATTACCGCCACCATCAATATTGATATGGTAATCGTTAAATTGTTGGTTATATCTTCCTGCTGTCCAATGTAGATATACCTTATCAATTCCACCTACTGCACGGCTGCAGTAATCATTTAAATCACTCAAACTAATGTTTATCATCTACATTGCCCCTTTCAATCATAGATACTTTTGGTGGTGATGGTGGATTATTAGGTTGGTCTTCCAGTTTATCTGGAATACCATTGCCATCTTTGTCAATCCACAATGCTAAGAACCCTACAAGGGCAGTTAGCACCGATGGAATAAAGATATGATCTATAATGTTTATTCCTACATTAATCAACTTATTCATATCTTCTGTAACATAACCTTTGCTAAATACCATTATGTATTCCACCACTACCAATAAAATAGGCACTAGCATTGTTAGTACTAGCGCCCTTGTTGCCCACATCCCTGTAGGATGAATGTTGGCTATTCTTATTGAATTATAAGAGTTCTTAATTGAATTAATGAGCTTTGGAGGTATGTTCATGTAATTCCCCCTTTATATCCTCAACACGCACTTCTAATGCTTCAACCTTTGCAGATAGTAATACTTGCTTGCTTTCAGCTTTAATGCGCTCTGCACGTGACAATTTAATTTCATCCTTTAAATCTTTAAGCGTGTCAGTAAGAACACCCCATTTTTCTTGAAATATAAGATTATCTTGCATGCGTTGTGCATCTAGTTGTTGTAGTAACGGAATAATCAATAATCTATATCCTGCCCCTGCAACTACACCCACTATTGTGAGTGTAGTTAAAATATCATTAAGTTCAAACTGCCATGTCCACATTTAGCAACTCCTTTCCGTTTCCGTGAAATCAGTTAATTCTTGCATGTGTTCTCCCTGTGGTTTGATTAATTATAAATGATCCTCGTTTTTGTATCCTGTGTTGATGTAACTATGGTTAGTCGCATCCCATTCGATAGTATTTCTATCAAAGGCCATCGTTTTTGTATCCTGTGTTGATGTAACTATGGTTAGTCGCATATTGTTGTTAAGTCCTTTGAACGTAATATTTTCAGGAGTTTCAACATAATAAGTACCGTATCTATTATAGTTATCACCTAAATTAAGCGTTGTCTGTCTATTAGCGTACATAGACATAGTCGAAATATTCCAACGCTTAGGGTTTTCGTTGAAGTTCCCATTCACTGTATTATTGGTAATGTTCATTTTCAACACATTGCCATATAGTTTGTATACAATGCCATTTTCTTCATATTCTTCATCAGCAACTGCATCAGTTTGAACACCAGCAATTTTGTATTCTGCAACTTTTGCACCTGTGAAATTGTGATAAGTGAGTTTTATATCATCTTCGCCTAGCGGTGGAATTGTTACATTGCAAGCCCCAGTACTGTCTAGCATAAAAGGTGTATCGTTACCGACTACCTTAACGCTGTAATGAGGTTCACCTTTTACTACTACAACCTGGTGCCCCTTGATTGCGATTGGAATAGTCAACGTCTTAAATTCAGTCCTAGGGAACGGCTTACCCATATTGCTAATTAATGCGGTTAGTACATCGTCAACACTGGCACTTTCACACCATACGTTACCTTGTAGCAACATGGTTTGCGCATTATCTGCCGTTCCATCATTACCTTTAGGGCCTTTGAGTTCTGCTTTTTGTTCTTCTGTTAAATCTTCAAAACGTAGGGCATCACCTTTTGGGCCTTTTAGTTCTGCTTTTTGTTCTTCTGTTAAATCTTCAAAACGTAGTACACCACCTTTAGGCCATTTAAGTTTTTCTAACTGTTCTTGTGTAAAGTCTGCAAATGTAAATGGATCACCCTTAGGACCTCGTTCACCTCTATCACCTTTAGGACCTATAGGACCACGTTCACCTTGGTCGCCTTTTGGCCCAGTTAAACCCCTAGGACCGTCTGGACCGATTGGACCTTGAGAACCATTTTCCCCTTTAGGACCTGCTTGACCATCATTACCTTTAGGACCAGCTGGACCTTGTGGACCTACATTGCCAGCAGGACCTCTTTCACCAGTTTCACCTTTGTCACCCTTCGGCCCTTTTAACGCTTCTAATTGTTCTTGAGTGAAATCATCATATGTGAATGGTTTCCCTTGCGGACCTTGTGGCCCAATAAATCTTTCAAAGGCAATCGGACTTTTTACATTAATAGCTTTTGCTTCATTAATGGTTTTAATCTCAATCATAATTTACCTCTATTAGATACACCTTCACCCACGTTAATCACACCCCTTAAAATGCACTTCTTAGGCTTACCATTTGCCCAAATCCATACATCATAATAGTGTTTACCAACGCTTAAATGTTCGCTATTAGCTTTCAATGTAACACTTGCAGACTTTTCTTTTGTATCTGCATTAATTTCAAACACAGATAAATAGTTTTGTTCACTAGGATATTTGCGAACGCAAGCGAATAGATCATCACTAACCAATGGCTGGTCAATGTTAAATTCAATAACAATATCTTCATTCTGTAAAATGTCAATGTTATATTCAGTTATCATTGCCTACCCCTTCTAAGTCCATTAATTCATTATGGATACAGCCCTCTGTAGGGCAAGTACCATCTTCATTTAGTGTCGCATAGCACCATTCACAAAACTTCATAACAGGTACATTGCTTTTAATCTCTTCCATTATTTCACCGCCTTAATTTTAGTAACCATTTCGGCTTGTAAAGTTTTATATTGTGTTTGCAAGTCAGTAATATCTGTATTAGCTAATCGTCTACGCAATACTGCTTTATCAAGGGCATCAAATCGTTTATCATAGTATTTTTTAATATCTGCTATTCGTTCCGCTTTTGTTGGTTCATAAGGTGCAAGTTGAACATCAACAAATTCACCATTCACATATGCCTTCCCATTAAGAAATTGATCTAGCATAGTATCATCACCAAATACATATTGTGCTGCCTCTGGATATTGAGTTTTAGCTACTTCAATTAACTCAGTTTCACCAACTGGTGATAGCATATCATCCACTATAGATGTGATGCGTTTACCGTCCGCATCAAGAACATGTACATAACTATTCATTTTTCATGCCTTTCTTTTAACTAAATCCCAACTGCAATATAGCTAATATCTACATCCATAGTGCCATCTGATGAGTCTACCGCAACTTTAAAGGATGTTTTATCTACAATTCTACCCCGTACAGATACCGCACCCGGCACTGCTACCGCTAATATAGCATTTCTGTCATTCTTGTTATTACCACAATCCCCACATACTAAGATGGCCTTATTTGTAGCAAATGATATAGGAAATCTTCTTGTTTGTTGGTTTTCCATCCCATTCCCACCTTGCTCCGCTTCTGCCACTCTTCTGAAAATACCCCATTGAATAATAAATCCATTAGCAAATTTAACGAACCCTGTTTCCTCTAATCGTTGTGCTACAATGCCACCCATGCCTAATAAGTTTTTAATATCTTTTAAAGTTGCAGCTGGGTTTACCTTCCAATTTGAGTCGCCTAATATCTTAGCGATCGCAGATGTAATAGTTTGATGTGCATTTTCGTCAGTATTATGGTTTGTAATATCATCAACGATTGCAACTGGTTTTGTTCCGCCATTATTTGGCGAATACCATCCAAACCTATTTTGGGAACAAATGTTAAGGTTTTCAATTGCGCCGCTATTATTAACCCCAACATCCATAATTCCATTTTGTAATACTCGAATACCGCCAATATATCCATTATTTTTAAATTTTGCCCATTGGCCATTTTCAAAGTTAATATCCCCTGTTACGCTACCTCCTACTAATGGCAAGTATCTCCTAAATTGATTTTCATGTGCATTAATGTCACTATTATGTAAGTCTAGCTCCCCTTTTGTAACAAATGTGCTATCAACAAATTTAAATGTTACATTTGTTGCGTTGCCAATAACTGTTCTTATTTTATAAATTTCACTGTCAATTGGTGTTGTTTTGTCTGAAACATAGCCTACATTGTTACCTCCGTTTGTATAGCTATAAAGCATCTCTTGCTTTCCGTCTACTTTCGCATACAAACCCACTTCACGTGGGAAGAACCCAACATCTAATTTATTGTTGGATAATGTAGCAGTAATCAAATATTGACCATTACCTTCATTGATGCCAGCAGTGACAGGCAATTCCATTTTAGGTGAAATTACCGCATCCATATCATTAAAGCTTCTGCCAGTAGCATTTCCATCCCCTACTACTACACGTGTAAATATTAAGTTTTTCTTGGTTGCCACGCTCTCTGCAATCATGGCCAAACCTTTTTTAGTGACTACATTTTGCGGATATTGACTAGGCATTTTACCCTCCTAACAATTAATATAATTTACTACATTGCCCTTAGTGATATATACACCTACTGCAATATTAATATTATCAAGTTCTGTATTGAACCCTGTCATTGGTTCTATATTGATTGTTTCAAATGTTGTTACAATGCCTCCTACATATAGGTTTGTATCAACACTGCGAACATCTTCAATTTTCAATCCAATATGCGAAGGTTTAACTACAGTTAAATTATTTCTAATTTGAGGAATAGCATATACAAATGATGAGTTATTAAATTCTAGCTTTAACACCCCATCCTCAAACTTAACCTCAACATCATCAAGTACGAACGTCTTTACTATGGCTTTAATTTTTTCTAATGTACATTTGCCGTTATTATTCCAAAGCAGTTGTACTATTGCCCTACGTTGTTCTACTGTTCCGTCACCTTTGATGCCTAAATCTTTTTCGTATACTCTTAATCCTCTATCACCTACCGCATCAAAAAAGCCATTATCTAATAGCACATCTAACAGTTCATCAATATCTTGCAATTGTATTCCTGCAGTTTGATATAGTTCACGCACCCATGGATCATTGCGGTACATTTTGTTGATAGCCTTTAATGCATATTCTTTAAAATCAATCTTAGTCATTGAGTGTCACGCTAACTGTGCCGATTACAGCAACTTGTTCTTTTGTTAAATTAATCTTATTTGTTGCACCATTTACAGTTACACTTTCATAGTCTGTAACACCAGTACTATCAATTATGATATTGCTAATTTGTGCTACTGATACATATAGTTGCTTAAACGCTATCCTTTTCAGATATGCTATAACAGCTTCTGTAATGTCTGCTGTAATAGTTGATTTTGTTGATGTACTTGTATGTTGTACACCTCTAACATCAATATTGATAGGGACTTCTGTTGCACTAACCACAGTACAATGTGCGCCTATAGGTGCTTGACCTTCACCAATACCTTTACCATCTGGATCTATATAATTTTGTACACGCTTAACTAAATCCGTACTAGCTGCCTTTCTGTCGGAATTAATAATAACCACTTTAACAGTATTATTACCATTCCAAAGCGCAATGATATTAGCTTCACCTACACCTTCAACTTCCTTCGCCCATTGCTTATAGTGGTAATCATTGCCACTTGTTGCTGGTTCTCGAAGTTCTTCATAGTAGCGTTCTCTTAAATCATCATCCGCTTCTTCATCTTCACCACCTTTAGCCGCATCATCATTTATTACTGCGTTGATGCCAGCCAATGTAATTGGCATTTGTGTAATACTACCTTTAGGAACATTACCGATTGCGCCAGCCTTTGTACATCTTATTTTAATTATTGAATTGTTTACTACGTCTTTATTTTCTAAGCTTTCATATTGAATACCACTTTCGCTCTCAAATAAATCTCCTTCATGGATTGTTCCGTTCCCGTCAACAATTCTTAAATTACATACAGACTTTGTGGCTACTTTTCGTTGCGTTCCTTTGCGTTGGAATACTACCCTAGTTAGTTCATCTCCAGTTAGATTGTCAACGTTTTGCTTTCTCTCAATCTCATCTGCTTTCTTCCACAATTCAAGTAGTGCAAATGCTTCACCTCTTGTTATGTCATATGTTGGAAAGCCTTCCGTCTTTTGATATGCATCATCAATGTTACTAAGCATAGTATTATGAATTGTATCTACACTATAATTGGAACTCATGTTCTATCTTCACCTCCTCACCTGTATTTGTCACCACTGTAAAATAAAAAATACCTGCATTGAATTGCCAATCTTTGACAACTACCACGCAAGGTACTTTATTCATGATGCCCTCTGTAATTCTTCTTTTAATTTCAGATACTTTATATGCTCTTGGCAATCTGTATCCTAGTAGTTTAGTTAGATCTAAACCAAAGCTATCACTATAGATTAAGTATTTCTTCATTTCAGTGCGAATAAATAACTCAATCCATTGTTTGATGGCTTCAATCTGCGTATCTTCTACATTACGGCCATCTTCAAATACAAAACGATGTGTCTTATAATCGAATTTAAATGACCGCCCCACATTATGTTGTGAGTTTGTAGCCGTTGCCGTAGATTGAATGGAGTTTGTAAAGTTATAGTCTGTGGGAAACATCATACACCTTCCTTGACTATATCAACAATAAAAAAGTGCTGTTCATTTTCATCTGGTATTACTAGCACTTTATCTCCTGTTTTCCATAGTTCATTCAATACTATCTTTCCTTCCCCTTGTGCATCATAATCTGTTTGTGGACCTGCAGGGCATCCTTTATGTGTCATTTTCCCACTGTGCCTATAAGAATATGTTGTTATGTGGTGAATTAATTGAAAACAGACATACCCATTTGAAGCATCAATCATAAATTTACCGTCTTTGATTGCTACTTTCCAAGGTGATGTACTTACTACTTCGCCAAGAACAGCACCAATCCTCACTGGGTTGTTACGTTCTTTCAAGGCGGATGCCATTTGACTGTGCCATTCTTCCATTATTTCACCTCCTAAGACATTCTTATTACTTTAGTCGGTGCTTCGTTATTATGCCATGCATAATTTGCATCTGAATAAAACATTGCATGACCTGCACTGCTACTATTCCCAAATGCTCCACCTGCACCATCTGAAATAACTACATGATCATTGTTGCCATATACTAAAATATCCCCTTTATTGGCATATCCGTTAAAGGCCTCAACTTTATATCCTGCGTTTTGTGCATTTCCTACAAGCGTATCTACATTAGCTACTCCAATATCTGCCTGTTGTTTCAAGAATGGATTGTAGTATGAGCCTGTATTTACTACTACATCTACGCATCCATTATCTCTGTATACACTTTGATAACCATTCATAGCTTGCATACCAGCATCAACTTGTGCGGCATTTGCACCACCAGTACCAGCACTTTTGGTTATTGTAGTAGTTGTTGATTGTGTATACTTGCTTGTATCAAGTTCAGCTTGTACACGCTTTAAATCCAATGTCATAGTATGATTAACCCCATAATTATGTTTGCAGTTAGTTACTAAGAATTTATCGTGAATATCAACTGTGTAATCATCAATAATAATAATCCTACCGCTACGCACCGCATCATCCCCAAGCAATGTTAAGTTAAGGTTTTCTTTAATCTTATTACTTTCTTGAATTGTTTTCTTAGCAATTTGTGCAGTTTGCGCCGATTTCTTATCATCAACTTTAACAATTTTCTTAATCAATCCATACTTCTTGATGCTTTCATCATCTTGAATTGTTGATTTTACAGACTTGCTTTTCTCTTTGCTAGAAATAACTAGGATAGAGTTTCGCATATCCTCCATGGATAGATCACGTGAATAGTTGTTTATTGGTTGAGTGATAACCTTATCCAATACCAATTCCTTATAATCTTCTACGTGGATTTTACCTTCCCTATATTCCAATCTGTATTTATAGCCTGTTTCTTCTGTTGCTTGCTTGATAATGTCCTTTATTACATCTGATACAGGCTGACCTTGATATATTTTCTTTATCTTAGTCTTTATGTCAGCTACATTTCCTAAAGGAACATTATTTTCACTGCATACCGCTTTAATTGCATCTAGTCCGCTAACCCCATTGAACTGAATTTCTATCTCTGATTTATTTAGATAGAAGCAATAATCAAAGCATGTATACGTGTATTTATTTGTGCCACTCTGTTTCTCCGCCACTATGATGCCTTGAAATACAACATTTTCTTTTGGTTCTTCATTAAGAGTTGTAGTAGCACTTTTATTATTGTTGCTTAATTGGTTACTAAACTCAATCTTGCCACCAATAGCAAGCCGTGTACCCATCATATTAAAATCAAATGGATTATCAACTAAATCAAATGTAAATTCTTGACCTAGCGTGTCTATTCCGTCTGACCTTTGATAGTTATTTGTGTAAGCAGTAATTTCACGAGTTTCGGTTACATCTTTGCCATCTTTTCCTTTTGATGTGTTTGTATACTGTAGCTTCATTTCTTCTTAACCTTCTTATTAGCTATAGAACTTGTAGCTGTAGCATTTGTAGTTGTAGCCTTTGTAGTTGCAACATTTGTAGTTGTAGCCTTATTTTCACCACCTGTTGTGGATTGCATAGTAGTGGATGTGTTAGTGTACACATATTCTTCAATTCCTATAGTAGCTTTAATATCACCTACTTTGTCATAAGAATATGATAGATCATTCACTACGCATGGCATATTTAACAGTTCATTCCCGTCTGATTGAATAATACATATCCGCATCACAGCCTTCATCTGTCTTTGTGCTTGGAAGAATTGCAGCACTTGTAATCCGTCCGTTCCATTACCACGAATAAATGAATAGTCTTTATTTACAGGTAAAAGGATATTATCAAGTGTAAGTGTCCTTAACCCTAAAGGCCCTATTAGCTTAATATCTCCTCTTAATCCTGCAAATGTTTCATTTGTTTGTGGCTCATTTATAGTTGGCAAAGGATTTGGAACTACTGGCAATGTAATATATTCATCGGTTAGTTCAGAATGAAACACAATATCCGTTGTTGGCTTTCGTTCAGCGTAATCTAAGATTTTACCTACTAAACCATGTGATATTTTATCAGCAAATCTTGTAGCACGTGTTACCGCAAGTTTTTGTAATTCTGCTTGCTTTGCATGTAATCGTTGTGTCATTACTTGCTTAGCATTATCTTGAAAACCCATTTAACACCTCCTACATATTGCCCATTGCTAACATAATCTTATTGCTTATGTGATTACCGCAGGCATCCATAAACTCTTCATTGCCAATCACATTTCCTTGTACTGTTACATTAACAGTAACATTGCCTCTGTTATTCGCTAATTGGCGCATGCTTTCATCATGTGGTATAACTTGTGAGCCATTAGGTAGATTAATAATCTCGCCACGTTGATTTTCGTTGACGTATGTTGCTCCACCTTTCCAGTATTCAGTACCAGTTGCATTATGTTCACCAGTTACACGTCCTATAGTATTGTTATATAGCCATGCTCCACCTTCTTTGATAGCATCTATTTTGTCGCCTGCCCATTGTAATTTCTCTTGTACCCAGCCAAGTACCCCTTCTGCTACGGACTTGATTATGCCAAAATACCCTGTAAAGATTTGTACCAATCCACTAAAGGCCATATCCCAGTTTCCTGTAAATACACCTGTTAAGAATGTAATAATCCCATTGAATATTTGTTGTACTCCGTCCAATATAGGTGATATTATTTGCATAAAACTATTGTACAAATATGTAACTAACTGAACTACATAATTCACAAATGCCATACATCCATTTACAATGTTATCCCACATCTCTGTGGCGAAGCTTGAAATAGCATCCCATACTGCTAATGCCACTTCTTTAACTGTTTCCCAATTAGTGATCAATAAATAAAGTCCTAATGCTATTGCTGTAATTGCAAGTAATATAGGATTACTCATCATAAGCATGCTAAGTAATCTGACTACTTTAATTACTTGCATAAACCCATTGACTACAGCCATTACAATTGGAATTACCTTAGCAATTACATTAAACGCAATAAAGCCTGCCGCTAAAGCCTTAATTATTGGCAACATAAATCCTAAGTTTTCTGTACACCATTTAATTACGCTTCCTACTGTAGCTAGTACCCCTTTCACAACATTCATTGCTTCTGTTAGGTTACTCTTAATTGTTTCTTTATTTTCTGTAATTACCTGTGCAATCCAAGTGAACGCACCACTAAACGTGTTAAATATGTCTTGAATAACTGGCGCAACTATTGGCATGATAGTGCTTACCATATCAATAAATGCCTTTTGCATTGGTAGTAAACCTTTACCAATTGTAGCCATAAGTGCAGCCTGTTGGTTCTTCATTCGCTTTAACTGTCCATCTGGTGTATTGGCTAAGATTTCATTTTGTTTAGAAAACGTTCCATTTACAATTTCATTAATGGTTGCTAAACGCTCTGCTTCTGTGCCATTTTTGATGATTTCCTTTTGAATGTCAGTTAAAGGTATTTTCATCTTTGTTAAGCCTGCCACATCACCATTAAAGGCACGTCCAATAGCTTGAGATGCTATCTGTGCATCTTCCGCCGTTGCATTAATACCAAATTTGCCTGCTACTAAATTTGTAAGTGCTTCTGATAATGCATCAACTTTATCAACTGGAACATTCCATTTATTGAGTTCTTGATAGCCTGCACGTATTGTTCCTGCAGAAATAACACCAACTTGCCCCCATTTAGCAGCATAATCATTTAATTGTTTTTGTGCCGCATCAAGTGATTGTGCAGATTTATCATATAGTGAATTATTATTTGCTAAGCTATTTCTTAATAATGTTTGTGATAATTCTGCACTTTTTGCAGTTTCCAGTGCTTTCTTTCCGTACTCAACAATAGCGCCTACACTTGCAAATGCACCAAGTCCAGACATTGCAAGGCCCATTTTACCGATGCTCCCTGCTATACCTAAGAATTTATTATTAATGCCATTACCAAACCCTGTTAGCTTGTTCTTCATAGCAGAAATTTTTCTTTCAGTATCCTTTGAAGTATCTCCTACTTTTTTCATTGGAGCTGTAAATTTATCTTTCAAGCTAAGCAAGACATTAATGCTTTTAGCCATTATTGCTCCTTTCTATATCTTCCATATCCATTTCAAAGCATGCTAAATAGAATGTTCTTTCCAATGGATCTAGTTCAAGTAGTGAGGATAATGTATGCCCTTTACGCATATAATAGCGGAACATAGTTAGTTCCCTGTCCGCCCCTATTGCTTTTTTACTTCGTCAACTGGATTTGCAATGCCATACATTTCCAAAATAGCTTCGCCCAATGCAGTAATATCTTCAACGCTATCATTTAGAACTTTGTATACTACATCTGTTGGCTCGGAACACTCATATTTAGCTTGTAGTTCTTTATTTTTAAATAATGGAACACACGCATAGATGAGCTGTACCATTGCATCCATTACCACAGATAAGGATGCATCTGCTTTAATTTCATCCATAATCCGCAACACAGTAGGTAGTGGTTGATGAATTACAGTTAATTCTCCACCTAACCCTTTAACATATACATCTTTGGATTGAAAACCCTCATTCATGGTTCTATTTAGCAAATCTTCTAGTTGTACTTTAGCCATTACATTATCCTCCTAATGAATAAATAAAAGGCGGTGCAAGTGTACCGCCTTATTAAAATTAAAGAATATAGTCTAGGTAGTTATAATCAGCAAATTTGAATGGATAACTTTCCTCTTGCACCTTTTTATTTTCAAATGCATGTGTTAATTCATCCAATGTAACCCCTGTTAATTCGATACGTTCAGCACCATTTGCATCTGGATCAGTTACTTTAGACACAATCTTAATGTTTGGAACGCTACCATTTTTAATTTTACCTGCAATTTTTTGCGCTACTCGGCTATCAATTTTGTGAAGTACTAATGTGCCAGCGCCTTCAAAACCTACCAAGCGTTGGTGTACACCCATTTCACCATTAATATCTACAGCTTCATATTTAAGAGAAATCTTAGCTTCAAAGCTTTTCACATTAGCAAATAGTTCACCGTCAATCCATACTTTACCAAACTGCCCACGCAAAATTTGATTATGAATATCTTTATTGGCCATAATTTACCCCCTATTCCATTGTGATTTGGAAGGATAAATCTTCCATTGCATCAAGAATTTTAATTTTAGCAGCAAGGTATACTGTAGATTTGAAAGACATCTTTTTAACTTTATCTTCATCCCAGTCCTCTGCTTCTGTTTTGCCTACGCTTAACCAAGCTAGACGTTGATTTTCAACATCAACATAAGCATGATTATCATACTCTGGATCTAATACTTCGCCATTAACTACTTTAGTTAATGATTTGAAATAAGCGTTTACAGAAGAAATGAACAAGTATTGGTTATCCAAATGGTTTTTATACTTACCTACATAGTATTTTTTGAATGTAGAGTACAAATCTTCTGTGATTAAGTCCATAGATTCAACAATGATGATTTTACGCATATCTTCTGTATCAGTAGATGTGAATGTAGTCAATGTATTAACACCACGGCCCACACGTACTACATTATCTTCATCATCATTGATAAGAAGTAACCAGCCTTCATCAGTCCACTTATTTACATCTTTTTCTGCAGTAACATAAGAGTTATCTACATAGTCTAAATCTTCCAATTCGTAGTATGTAATGCTGCGGTTCATTGGTAAGTTAGCCAAAATAGAAGTAATACGTGGCAAATAATCAGTCATTTTGACATTAGTGCCAGCTGCTGCATCGGCTTCATGTACAAAATTACCTTTCATATTTACAACGTGTTTATCATCTGCAACTGCTACGTTAGCAACTACACATTTTACTTTGCGACCTTTAGAGATAACATTACGAGATTTTGTATAAGATACTAAATCTGTTTGCCATTCTGCAACAGTAGTACACGCCCAGTTATACTTGATGCGGTCTAATACTTGTTTAATGTCTGCAAATGCAGTTGTTTTAGATGGTACATGTAACACTACCACCTTATTCACATTTACATAGAAGCAACGCTTCAACAATTTAATTGTATCGGCATTGTATTTCTTATCAGTAATATCAGCTTCGAATTTGAACACATCGTAGCCAATTTCTGTTTGTTTATCATCTTTAACGATGATTAATGCAGTACCACGTTCGGAACGTAGCACGGCAGATACCGCCTTTTGCAAGAATACGATATCAATATTTGGTAAGCCAATCGCCATATTCTGCTCCTTTTACCCATTAAAAATAGCACCCATATATGGTGGGTGCTATAACTATTCTTCCGTTGGCTCTTGCAACTCTCCGTTGACTGCCAATTTTTCCATGTAAGGTGCATCTGCTTCTGGTCTGTTTTGATAGATCGTTACATCAAAGTTAGTGATATATGACATATCAGCCTTATTGATTGTTTCGACTATATCAGATGCAGTAATACTAAATCCATCTGCTACGCTAACAGGCATTGCTAACATTTCTCGCAAATTTTCTCTTGCTTTGAGTAAGTTAAGATAGCCAATCTCACGCTTTTCGTTGAAGTAGTAGATATAGATATTAAGCGTATCTCCTCTTAGGATTTCGCCTATATCTTCATTGTTGAAGTCTACAACCTCAATAAAAAATGATGGTCTAGTAAATCCCTCTGAAATATCCCTATCATTAACATCACAATTTAGCAGTTCTCTGCACTTTACTGTCAATGCTTTTACTATTTCAACTGCCGTTATCACTAGCCTAAACCTTTTTCATTAAGCATCTTATCAATAAATTCTTCCGCTAACCCTTGATATTCTGACGGAAAGGCTTTCGCAGTTTTACCCATGATGGCTTTACCTCTTACAAAGGCTTCCCCTGTGTTACCAACTATCAATTTAGGTTTACCCTGTGCAGAATGACCTAACATCACATGGCCATGTTCAACTAACCATGCGTGCAGTGCTGTATTCTTAACGCGCACTTGCCACTCATCCTTACCATACTTATACGCTCTATCACGTTTAAGGCCTTTGATAAGGTTTTTAGTGCCTTGTGTAGTACCGCTTTTATAGTTGTTTTTAGCATTAGCTTTTAGCTTATTGCCAGCACGTTGCAAGAAGTTCTTCGTGTCTTTCGGAAAGTCTTTAGTCGCTAAGTCTAGCAACTCTTGAGAAAACTCACTTAAACCTTCTGCTTCAATATCAATACCCATTAAATTACAACCTCTGTAAATATTTCTAGTCGCTCTTTATTAAGGTATGGATCCATAACATACAAGATGTTATATTTCTGCCCCTCAATAATTAGCCACATATCTGGTTCAATATCATTGCGATACCTACACACAATCTTATGTGTGGTTCTAGCAAGTGTAGTTTCTGCCGTTCTACCACTTAATAGACCGCCAGTCTGTGGAATGACTCCACAATGCATATTGCCTATAACTGTATCAACAATAGGATATTGCCCTAATTCATTCATAGTGGTTGATTTTCTGTTAGCGTGAATTTCTGCTTGATGTTGTAATAGAGTGCTTAATCTACCTTTTCTATACATAATTTCACCTATAATAAGTTAATTGAATACTTATCTAAGATAGCTTGTGCCGTAGGGTTTACTACCGCATTTTCAACGGCCGTAAATGTGCGATTATCGTAAAATTCACCGCATAAACTCAATACGGCAATAGGCATATCTTCATAATCATCAAGTGTAGTCTTATCAGCTATCCCCATATATGTCATGCAATATGAAATTGCTGCAGATAATACCATGTCTAAAATAGGTTTAGTGTCGGCCGTAACATCAACACGAATATAGTTCGATACAATATCAAGATTTAACTCACTAACTTTCATGTTTACTCCTCTGCTTCAGCCTTTTTGCTTTTGGTTTTAGCTTGTTTTACAGGTTCGATGTAACCAGCTTGCAATAGATCATTGTTGATTACCTCGTCTGTATACTCAACAATGCTATCAAGTGGGGCAGATACTACCCCACCATAACCAACTAACACCTTGTACTTCATGACTATTAAGCCATTGTTAATGTAGCAATACGTTGTTCATCAACGATTTTGCCGTCAACTTCAACGTAACCAGCTACACCAACTGCATATTGAGTATAGAAGCGTTCTTGCAATACAGCAATTTCAGAGTTTTCACCACTAATTTTTGTAGCATAGCCTTTAAGGTCAGCATAGATTGCAACTTTTTTCTTAGTAGCGATTTTTGGCATGTTATCAGACTCGTATACAGGACGGCCTAACAATGTGTAGCCATAACCGTTTGTAAGGTCTTTATTCAACAAGTATTCGCCTTGTGCATTTTTCAATTTAGCACATGCTTTGAATGTTTCAGGGTTCATGATGAATACACCATTACCACGATATTGTTGAGGTACTTTGAATTGAAGTTCAATCAAATCATCAGCAGTAATTGTAGTTGCACTTGCAGCAGTTACTGTGTTTTGTGCGTTCAAAAGACCTTGGATTTTTGCAGAACCATTAATCATTTCGTTTTCTAAGAATACTACGATTGCTTCTGCTACTTTAGTTACAACGTAGTTTACAATATCGAAGCCAGCGTTATTGATTAAGGATTTAGATACTTTAGTCAATACACCTACTACGTTACCTTTCAATGTAACGGATTTGAATTTACCGCTAGTGCTTTCAAGTTCTTGGAACTCACCAACATATGCGCAAGTAGTTTTAGATGTGGACTCATCTTCAACTGCAAATACCAAATCACCTTTTACATCGTAGAAGTCAGAATTTTGGATGATTGGAGCAATACGTTTAACAGTACCAATGATGCGTTCTGCAATTGTGGATGGAATTACTACACCATTATCACCTTTAGTAAGGTTTACATCTGCACGTGTTTCAGTATCAGTGAATGTAGTTTCACCATTACGCAAGAAGTTTGCAAACGCACGTTCTTCCGCCTTTTCCATTGCTTTTGCATCAGCTTTAACAGGTTCTTCTTCGTTAGATACAGACATCATGGATCGTTCTTCTTTTGCAAGTTCCAATGTGTGGTCAATACCAGCTACTTCTTTACGAAGTTCTTCAAATTTGGATGTTTCTTCTTCGTTCAATGCACGTGTTTCTTCATCCGCTGCTTTAACAAGATTATTCATTTCTTCAACTAAACCATTACGTTTTTCAATAAGTTTTTTAAAATTCATGCTATCCTCTTTTCTTTGCATTAAAAAAGCACCCACATATGGTGGATGCTAAGCATTTAAATTTTTCAAAATGTCATGATATTTCTGATTGCTGGTTTCTTCATTATCATCAGTCTTACGTTCTTCAATATCATATTCCACTGCACCTGTTGCAGTTTCGTTAGATCTACATTCTAGTAAATCTTCTCCTTCATCTGCTCGTACATTGATAGATGTTGCAATATATGCAGGGTTCACAGATAAAATACTAACTTCACTTACATCAATAGCTTTAAGTGTACGCACTTCTGGCATATTCTCTTGTTTATCCCAGCTATCTTCTATTTTTCTAAAACCAAAGGACCAGCCTTTAAGCTGTCTATTTTCTGCAAGCTGTACAACTTCCGCATCAGATACAATAGCTTTTGCATATAAACCAATGCTATCTTCTCTTAATTCAAGTGAGCCATCTTGTTGGTCACCTAGTTTTCTGCGGTGATTGAAGCGCAACTCTACATTATTATTACGTTGTAATGCAGAATTGAACGCACCACTTTGTACTTTTTCTAAAAAATTACCCCTTACGTCACGAATTGGCTTACTCAAACGCTCTGTAACATTCACATAGCCTTCAATCGTAACTGCACCATTACGGACTTCAATTTTCATTATTTTCACCTCCTTTCGTTGATTTTAGTGTAGTTAAATCACCAAGTACACCAGTATTTGGTGTATACACTTTCTTCGTTTGTGGATAATAGAACACATTCGCAAGGTTCATACTTACGAAATCAATACCCATAGGAGATAAATCCTCACGTTGACGAATTTCATCAACGTTAATCCAGTTGCTATCCAATGCAGTTTTATATGCGTTGAAACGTGTAAGCATATCAGCTTTTAATAGATCATTCATATCTAAGCTAAAATACAGATTGCCTTTTTCAGTTTCAAGCAGCATTGAACGATTAATAGCTTCAACAAAGCAATTTACGATTGGCATAATCGTAGTTTTAACAAAAATATTAAATGCTTTTTCATCTGTAAATGTTTTATCGGTAAAACCAAACAATTTATAAATTAAATCCGCATTTGTTTGTTTGCTTTCGTTGAGTTGGTTTTCTACAGCAGTACTATCAGCACTTTCAAACGTAATACCCTTGTTAAGCACAATTACATCGCTAGTACCAAGCTTAGCTGTCATTTTTCGCCATGCTTTTTTAAGTGCATCAAGTGCTTTTACCGTTAATCTGCCTTCTGATTTAAGGAACCCTTTACGAACACCCTTACTGATTACACCATTTTCATATACCAAAGCATTGTACATACTAGAAATATGTGTAGCGTTATCGTCTAATAAACCTCTACCATGCACCCCATCGTTGCTATTTCTAACAGCACGCATGATATTAAAGTTATCGTAGTAGTTCCCATCTACTAAGAATAGTACAGTCCTATCAATTAGCTTGCCATTATCTAGCACGCTTACACGATATTTAGGCAAGTATTGTAATGATGTAGCGTTATTTCCATCTTTTCCGATGTAAGAATAACAAGCGCCTTCCATGATTAGATCATTAATCATAGCTTGCTTAGTTTCAAACGAACCCAATATAGAGTTAGTATCTACATTCAATAATTTTGTGCGTTCATCGTTCGTGATTTCTGTAATAGTATTGCCATCTCGTTTATATAACTTAATAGGAATACCAGCAATAATACCACTAATTAAAAACAATGCACTTGCTACCGCTGGCACGCTTAATGCTTGTTGTCTTGTTACTCGTGTTGTTGTATCGAAGCTAGGAAGTCCTAAGTCTACATCATCAGCCGCATCAATGAATGAGTTTTCGTTCAATACAGCTTCTTCTCTGACCTCTAAACCTAAGAAATTCTTAATTATTCCCAATGTTTCACCCCCTTTCTACATTTGCACTACCCAATCAAGGGTACTATTGAGCATATAATTTTGATGTAATAAGTACATCGCATTGATGCCAGCTACTACCATATCAACCTTACCTCTTGATTTTTTCTTGTTTACATACCTGTTCATATTGGTATCGTATACGCAACGTGAGTTTTCAAAGTTTATCTCAAGTAATTTGTTACCTTTTTCATATACTAAATCGCCATTTGCTACCAATTCTGCAAGCCACTTAGTTGCTGGATGCAATACGCTTGAATGTTGTTTAATCTCAACCGTCGTATATCCAACATCTTCTAACTTTTGAGCAGTTGACAATGCATTCCATCTATCATATCCAATACCCATCACAGTAACCCCAAATTTGGCTTCTATTTGCATTATGTAGCGTTCAATAGCACCATAATCTACAGTACGATTTCCACACGCAATGCAATATAATGCGTTAATAAAATCACGATATTGGATGCGTTCTAGTTTTGATTTTTCATCCACTCTATCTTCTGGAATAAATGTTCTCGCATCAAAATATACTTTACCTTCATCTTCGTCATAAGCCACCATAGATACGGCACAGTTATCTCCAGAAAAAGCTAAATCGACACCAAGGAATACTTCTCTGCCTCTCCAGTCGATATGATCTATAGCCCCCTTTTGTAAATCAGCTACGTTTACAAAGCTTTCACTTCCAACACCGCTATAAATGATATTGCAATGTTTAGTAATGAAGTTTTCACGCTTACTTTCAATTTCAATTGCCACTTGCCTTTTTGCTTTTAAATCCTCCATGATTTCTTTTACTTCAATGGCCAATGGATTGCTTTGCTCTAATACTTCATCATTAGTTGCCCAACCTTTTGTATCGTCTGGCTCATATAGTAATGCAAATACTTTATCATCATCAACTGCACCATTTAATACACGCTTAGCATAGTCAACTTCATCCTCAAAAGGGTTATTTAAAGTTGGGTATTTTGTTGAGATTATAAAGCCTAGTTTATTTAGTATTGTTAATTGACCAGAACGCATTGCTTCAATAGCATAGGTATTTGGTAATGCTCCTGTTTCATCTACAAGAAACACACTTGGCAACTTACCATCTAACCGCCCTGTTGAGTAGTTAAGAGGTGTATATCTGTTTTCAGTAATATTACAGTGGATGTAATCACGCAATATTTTAAACTTTTCTTTTCCGTTCATCTTCCCTAGTAGTGCTGGACTACTTCTGATTATTTCTTCAATAGCCGTTTTAATCTCACGAGATAGCGAACCATCTGGAGCGACTGAATAGAATTTAGAGAATTTAGGTTCAATGAAGAAAAGCAAAATAAAAAGAACAGCAATTAGGAATGTCTTGCCGTTCTTTCTGCATATTTCTAGTATTGCGTTTTCATATCTTCGTTTGTCTTTATTATCACGTTCTACAGTGCCTAGAATAGCTATGATGAATAGCCATTGAAAGCCAGCCATCGCATCATACACAGTAGAGTTTGCTTTTAGACCTTTAGGCATTACCATTAACTTCAATAGTTCGCCTATAGTATGCACTTTGTTATCGTCAATCATGTATCGGCTATCTTTACCATTAGCAATAGTAAGAAATTCCTTTACCTGTAGTTTGACATATTTGGGTGCATTGACTTTGCCCTCTGCTACATCCATTGCGTACTTGTAGGCTGGATGTTTTTTATGCATCAACTACTACCCCCTTGCAGTACATTAAGCAATGGATCTTGTTCTTCTTCTTTTTGATTAGCTACAAGCACACCCAGCTTTGCCCTAGATTGTGGAGATAGACACAATTCATCACACAATTTCAAATAGGTTCTCACCAGCTTTTCTTGTGTTGCCACAAACTCCCTATCAATTGCAAGTGTGGGCCTTTTGGCCACACGCTTATTTGCTGTGTGTAGCATATCAATAGCTACACTAGCTTGAATAATTGTTTGTGTATCTAATCGGCTTAATACTTTGGCTTGCCTTAATGCATCAACAATAAAGTGAAATGCTTCTAATTGTGTTTTAGTTAGATAGCTTGGCGGTTCTATTTCCGCATCATCAATAAACGCATTTTCTACTGCAATACGTTTTTCTTTTTCTGCCTTTGTTAAATGCTTCTTTGTAGTCCTTGCTGATACAGCCTTTCTCATGTGTCTACCTCCTTTCCTCTCTATTGCAGCATCCTTGTATAGTTACAATATAAATAAATATATATTCACGTGCGCACGCATGTCCCATTAGGGAAAATTGTGTAAATTGTGGTGAGCAGTACGGTCTTGGACTTTTTTGTAAAAAATTTATTTTATGGTAGGGGGGGTACTAATTATTTTTTTTAAGTACTCCCTCTTATATTCTCCATGGTCTGCTTTGTGATGATGCATTTTGCATAATGTAATCAAGTTCTTTTCATCAGTACGCTTCTTCCATGCTTCATGTAATGGCTCAATGTGATGAACATCTAAGCGTTGTCCTACACTAATATAATTATCTTCGTGCAAGCATAGTCTACACAGATGCTTATCACGATCTAATATATTTCTTCTGCAGTCTTGCCATTCAACACTGCTTCTGAACTTCCGTTCTTTCTTTCTGCTATCAGATGCATTTGCATGCTCCTGCTTGTAGTTGCGCTTTGGTTTATGTGGACATTCTCCTTCATGTATTCCTCCACAATAGCTACATGCTTTTAGCATTGCATCACCTCTACTTCAATACCATATTACTATTACGCTTTAACTTCCCATGCGTTCTTCTGCATAATCCACAATTGGGTTTTCTTGCATCATTAGTTGTAATGTAGCTTTGACATATCCCTTCATATTCAATTGTATCTGCAGTGCAGATGCCATATTTATTATTTAAGCATCTATCCCTGTTACAACATATTCTAGTCATACATCATATCCCATTGCTCTACGATTAATTGCATATACTTCATCATATGTAATACCTTCACGCTCTGCTACTTTATTTAAGCAATCGTCTTTAGTTGGATATTGTCCACTGTGTGTATTGATATGGCATTGTGTGCAGAGTTGTATTAAGTTCTCCTTAATATCTCCACCACCACTGCCACGTGTATTAATATGATGTGGTTCTATATTTGTTCTTTGTCCGCATATTTCACAATATGGCTTGCGAACTTCTTGTATCGTTTTATTGGATGTAATTCTTTTATGCTTCATCAAATACCCCTTATAAACTAAAAAGGACCGCATCATACTGTGTTGTGCGACCTGTGTATGATGTAGTCCTTAATAGTGTGTAGTTTTTCTAGGAGGCTTGTTGAAAGTGTTCTCTTCATCCATGCCCACATATAGTATCCCATAAATTCATAGTCAAATACTATCAACTTTTTTGAAAATTTCTTCAAAGTTTCTAATTGCTCTTTTATGTAGGTTATGAATGTTTTGCACTGAACAGCCAATTAATGCTGCCACCTTTTCCCATGTATGCCCATTAACATATCTATCAATCAGTACGCTCTTTTGTTTTGAACTAGGTATGGCATTAATAAGAAATCTTGCTCTTTCCCTTTCTCTTAGGTATGAACTCCATTCTCTCATTAGTTCATTTGATAGTGCATCAATGTTTGCTATCTTATCTTCAAATGTAATCGGTTGCCCTCCGCTTACAATGTCTTTGCTATAATCAATTGCTTGCAGATACATTATATCTTGTTGCAGCCTTAACACTTCTCTTTCCTTACATTTGATATTCAAATCAGTATCACGTATCTGATTTAAATATTCCCTTCCTGTCATCGGCTATTATCTCCCTGTTCCTTTAATTTATCGGTCCATTCTTTCCATGTATATATTGGCATCCCTTTAGCTATTGCAAATGACCATTCCCCAATACATCCTTTAGATGTTTCCCAGTCACCGCATAATACTAATGCATCACATCTATTTAACATGTCTAAGCATATTTTTAAGCCTTTTGAATACTGTGTTTCAAAGTACAACATGCTGAAATTATGAAGAGGTGATAGATATGTATTGTTCTTATCTAGCATTACTAAGTTTTCCATGATTGTATCAATTGAATACTTTTTAGCTTTATTTCCCCCAAATGGATGCGCTACATATATTAATTGGTCTTTAATCATCCTCTTCTCCTTCTTGTACTAGATCATTGATGTGAAATGTTTCACCCTCAACCGCATCAGCTTCTAATTCTTCTTCCCATAGTTTCCCCTGCGCTCTTGCCCCTCTTACAAACATTTCTATTTCTTCTACCAATGGAATTAATTTGTCTTGTGTTTCCTCTTCTACTGGAAGCCATGAAGTGCTAATTGTACATTCATCACCTTTTTTGTTAGTAATTAAAAGCACATACTTTACTTCTGTAATAACCCTAGGCATTTCTTTGTGCCATTTCAAGCTAATGGATTTAATCTTCATCCACTCTTCTTCAAACAGCTTAAATACTTTAAACACTTCAAATACTAATGCTCTTGCATTTACATATGGTTCTAATATCTCTGGTCTGAAATCGTCCTCCGTACTTAATTGATATGTTTCAGTAATGCCAGCATTATTTGCTTTCTCATACTTTACTTTCTTTTTATCCCCAAATCCAATGCTTAGTATCCTCATTTTATTGTCCTTTCCGTTGTTTTTCTTCGCAAACCCAGTCACCACAGAGTATTTTATTTTGTTTGTTAGTGTAAAATTTCTTTCCACATTGCACGCAGTATCTTGAGTATTTAAACGCTTTCTCTAATCGTTCTTCACGCTCTTTCTCTAGTTGTTCCTTTGTCTTTCTAGGCGCTACTGGTTTTCCTGCTCTACAATCTGGACACCATGTGCTATGGCTATCTGGTGTAAATAACCTATCACATCTATGACACTTTCTTTGCATCTCTTATCCTCCTAGCTGCTTATATATGCTTCACATTCTTTCAATATGCTTTTAACTAAATCTATCGGAATATTTGACCTAGTGTTATATCTATTGCCTCCATTGTTGTAATGCTTTAGTCCAATCTTTCCTTTTATTCTTTTATTACGTAACTTTAAATTTATATTACTTCCAAACTTTGTGGCCTTCTGCACTGGGTATCCGTAATTGTTATAGTATGTCAGATTTTCATATGGGATATTGAACCCTATTACATTTTCAATATATTCCCATATCCTGCCCCATATGCAGGATTTTCTATAACAAATATTTTTGGTTTATAGTGATCAATTATTTTTAACGTGTTGTATATACACATTTCACCGTTTATTCTTGTCAAAAACGATTTGTCATATTTAAATTGATAGTTACTATAATCGTCTTTATTCCTAATGGTGAATTTGCTGCTTTCTTCATACCCGCCAAATAATGATGTTGTTATGCCTTGTTCTTGCTTCCAACATGCATTGCCACCCTTCATGGCACTTGCAACGCTCCAACTTTCACATGGTGGACTAGCTAAAATTACATCTGGTGGTTCTAATCTATCTAATACATCCCATAGGGCCATTGGTTGGTGTAATGTATTAACGGCCAAGTCTTGCTTAATACATGCATCCCCAATCCCTATGGAGATTAGCTTATGTTGCCCCCCCTCATTCATATTAAATTCATCTACTGCTTGTTTGTAGCATCCGTTTCCGTCATCGAATAGTCCCCATATATTCATTTTTCCTCACTTTTAAAAAATACTAACCATATTGTTTTCCCTCTTCGTTGTCCAATAATTGGCTCGCATGGTAATAGCTTTTTTACCTGTGGTAATGTTATTTGCTCTTCATTCCATTTAAATATCATTGTTCCATTTGTTTTAAGCACCCTCCAACATTCTCCTAAGCCTTTCTTTATATCTTCTTTCCAGTCTTCCCCTAATCGTCCATACTTCAATTTCAGATATGACTCTTCTCCAGCTCTTAATAAATGTGGTGGATCAAATATAACAAGGTGAAATGTTTCGTCTTTATAAGGCATATTTCTAAAATCTGCCATTATGTCTGGCTTAACAATTAATTTTCTACCGTCACAAAGCGTTGCCTCTTCCGTCCTATTATCCATGTAAACAGTATTTGTATTTTCTTTGTTAAACCAGAACATCCTTGAACCGCAGCATGCATCTAAAATATTTTTATTCTTCATTTGAGTTCTCTTTAATCTCTTACAGTACAGCTATATCCTTTTAGCTTTCTCATTCTGTGTCTAATAGTTCTTACGTTATCCCCAATATATTTGTAGGCATCTCCTTGCATGTTCTTCTGCTCATTATATTTATCTAGTAACGCTCTCCATTGAATGTAGCTTTCACATTTACTATGGCATCCTACTTCTCTAAATTGGCACTCCCTGCATGGTATTTTCATAATAACTCCTCGCCCATTGATTAAATGCTTTGGTCCCCTTAAACGCATCTCTTCGTATCCTTGCCATAAGCAATGCATTTGACGGAATAAATACATATCCCCAATATGGTATGAATACTTTTGTACGCTCCTTTTCCCTGCACTTTACAATATGATCATGTGCTTTACATACATTTCTATATCTGTCATTCATGCTCATATCCCTCTAATTTATTGCCTATTACTTTTACTTTTCCATTATTCAATACAAATGCTAAGTCAAAATCTAATACCGCATCATGTTGTGTTGTATCTTGCTGGTTAATTGCCTTGCATCTCCATTGGTATTTATCCACGCTGTAATATACTTCCCCTACCATTGGTGTATCTTGTATTGATTTGCAATCAAACTCTATATGGTCCTTTTCGTATATTCTTTGCCCTAGCGTGTCTTTTGCTTCGCTTCCTCTGCATAGTGTTCCGTCCTCAATTGGTACCCATGCATATGTATCGTTTTCTACTGCTAATAATCTAATTTGTGTGTAGCTTTGCTTTATTTCATCACTACTAACCCATTCTGACCTGTTTACATTCTTTCTTAGGCCTTTATATATTAATGGCTTCATGCTACCTCCTCACACACTGCATTGATGCCCAACTTCTTTAATAACTCGTGTATCATCAATCTTCCCTTTTGTGTCCAACGTGTAGATGCTTTGCACTCCAATCTTCCGTCTGTAGTCATGTATGTGTGTGTCTTAGTCTTTGTATATCCCTTACGCATTAAGTCACTGTATAAAATCCATTGACCATTTACGCTACGTTGAATATGAGCATCATGAAGTATCTTATTTAATGCTTTAGCACTAAGACCATAATCCGCAGCAATCTGCGTTACAGTCATTGCATTTGTAGAACTCAAAATTTTATCTACGTAATCAACCTTTGGTTCATACTCCGCAATCTGTTGTTTCTGTTGCTCAATGATTGCCTTAGATTGGTTATGTGCTTCTACTTCGTCTGCATACAACCTCAATGCTTCTGGTAGTGTCTTTGGAATGTGTAGATCATAACTACCAGTTTTTCTAATTTGTGGAAGTACTTCGCTAGTTACCCAGCGTTTAAATTTCTTAGCGCTTGGCATCTTTGATTTCAGTATCAAGGAATATAGTCCAGACTCATTGATTAAATACGTATCCCTCTTCTGACCTGTATCGGCAATTTGCCAACGCAGCTTATCTTCTTCATCAATATGTTTTCTTATTGCATCTGCAGTATCTTTATAGCCAAGTGCAGTTGCTACGCTCTTGGCCACAAAGTACACTTCATTTTCAATAATGATTGTTCTAAGTTCCCCAAACTCATTACTATTAAATAGTGTTGTTACATGGTTCATAGTCTGCCCCCCTAGTGTTCCCGCATCAATTCTTGTTGCGTTTTCTGCCCCTTTTAGACTTTATTCCTAGTTCTTTACATCTATTTTTAAATGATGTTAATCCTACTCCCAATTCTTCTGCTATTTCTTTGTAACTTACCCCTTTATTAACCAATGCCATTACTTCATCGTATTTAATTGAGCCAACCTTTTTATATTGCTCTTTTAGGCCTAATGCTCTTAATGCTTTTTTCTTTTCCATTGCACCATATACTACTGCACCTAGTGCTAACCAATTTATGCAATTCATCGGTACACCTGCCATGCTTGCGTTTTGCATGCTGTTCCCTCCTATTTTGCATAAACCTTTGTTGGACTATATGCAGGACAGTCTTCACATTCTTCTTTTTTCAGCCAATGTAAAGTGCCTGCTGTCTTGCCTTTGAATACTTTAATTGATGTTTTCCCTTTGGGACATGATGCTTTTACCCATAACGCACCGCTTTTTGCTGGTCCAAATGAGTGGCTACATATCTTTCGTGGTCTGCCTCTTCTCATTTATTTCCTCCTAGAATGGGATATTTTCATCATCATCTACAAACCCATTTTCAAAATTGCTTGTGTTACTTTCATTTTCTTTCAACCCATATGTAAGGACTTTGGCCACAATCTCTGTAATGTATCTTTTACTTCCGTCTTTTTCATATGATCTAGTTCTTAATTCGCCATTTACTGATACAAAATCACCTTTCTTTAACCCACTGTATTTTTCCGCATCAACCCAACATACAATGTTGTGATATTGTGTACTCTGTTGCTCATTCACATATTTATTTGTTGCCATTCTAAATGTGAGTACTGGCTTTCCTGTTTTCGTATATCGCAGTTCTGCATCTGCCACCACGTTACCGCTTAAAAATACCTCATTTACGTTTATCATTTATTTCTTCCTCCCATTTCTCACATTCTTTACTAATTACGCATAATGCCATTATTGATACTCCTAGCATTACCCCTATCACAATGCCTATTCCTAGTAGTCCCATGTTTGACCTCCTCAATTTTTATCAGTCTGTAAAATCTATAAGGATAACCTTCATCAGATACAGACTCAACTACACTGTCTGTTTCCACGTAATAGCCTTTTGGCGGTTGGATATAATCTCTCCATTCGCTTGGCTTTAAAATCTCTGTTTTTACTTTTGGTTTTTCTAAGTTTTTGCTACTGTTCCACCTGCGCTTAAATGCATCTTCTTTGTCTGAATAGCAAGCACTTCTTTTTTCTTTCACAAAGTAGCTTGCCAGTCTTACCGCATCTTCTGCTCTTCCTTGATACAACATCAACTTATGCATGCCATGTGGCCAAAGTTCATTGATTTCATCTGAATACAATTCCGCATTATTGATGATCATGTGGAAATGTATTCTTGTTTTCCCCTCTGCAATATAGATGTACTTTAATTCCTTACCCAGTTTTTTATATCTACGTTTGAGCCGTCTTATAAAATTCTGAATGTCTTTCTTTGCATCTTCCCATGTAGCAGGCTGTTCTTTATATGTGAGTGTGATGTAACAATCATTTGTAGTGAAGTTATTATCAATTAACATTCTTAAGCTTGCTTCTGCCTGCTTTTCATTTTGTTTTTTCATTGCTTCTGGTGTGATGCTTTTCTTTTTTACACGCTTGCCATTCTTTCTATATGTTCTTGATGTGTGATAATCAAGTACCTCTATCATATTTTTAGATATGGTTTTTTTACGCTTCCTCATCGTAATTACTCCCCATGGTCGATTTGTTAATATGTTATATCTAGTTAATAAGAAAAGCCTTTAAATAAGCTTTCCCCTAGTCTTTTATGCCCATGTGTGATATAATTACGTTAGGTTTGGTGCGTAATTACGTGCTTGATTAGGCTACTTTAATTAGTGGCCTTTTCTTTTTGCCTAGGATAATTGCAATGCATGTCACCTTGTTCAATCTCTAAATATTGACATGCATCGCAATGTTCCATACATATAATTCCTTTAGCCTGTCTACAGTGTATGTAGGCATGGCTTTTTTTATTGCACTCATCACATATGCTGCAGTGTTTACTCATTACATGTCACCGCATCAAGCAGTATTTCTCTTGCCCTTAATGCAAGATATACTTTGTTTTCTTTAATTGGTCCTTTACCTGTTATGCGTAATACATACTCCCCTGCTTTTCGATTAACAAAAATAGCGCATCCATTAGCAAGAATAGTAAAGTCTAAACTTGCGCTTTTATTAGTTGCACTGATTGATGTAATGCGTTCCCTTAAAACTTGAATTTCTTCATCATTAAACATTAAATATGTTTTTAGTAGATCTAGTGCTTTTTCTTTTTTGCTTTTCATTAACTAGCACCTCCTTAACCCTGCCTAACATCCAAATTGTGATGCCAGTTGTTATTGTTAAAACTATATTGATTAGTATTTGCCAGCCTTCTGCTTGCTCAATTCCCCCATACAGTCCTAACCCTAATATCCCTAAGCACCATTGCACTGTTGTAATTAGATTAATAATGTTCATCTTCTATGCCCCCTTTAGCCACTTCATGTGCTGCCCTTTCATCCATGCTTCAAATTTATCTACATGTACCAGCGTTTGTTGTGGTCCTAGTTGCATACAGATTTCATTAAATCTACCTTCATTACGGATCATATCTATTCTTCTATAGATATACATTTTGCTGCGCCCCCATATCTTAGCTAATGTGCTAATAGGCACGTATTTGGGTTGAACACTTTCCATTGCTACTCATTCCTTTCTATTTCATCTTTCTTTTATAATTGGTATAATCACCTCGAAAGGAGGTGATATTATGGATTTATTTCTTTTAGATAAAAAAAGTTTTTCCTATTTAGAATGTTTTTACTCTCGTAATTTAACCCCTCAACAGTTAAGCGGTATTACTGGGTTATCTGCTTATAATATGGCTCTTGAATTATCTTATTTGCTAAACCTAAACTTTATTACGAATACTGACGGCTTACATGATGACTCTGAAGGTATTTACTCTAATAATGTTTATGAGATAACTCCAATTGGAAGATCATATTATGAAGCGGTGTTAGAACAACGTAAGATAGATAAAAATGCTACATATCGTGCAAATGCAGCTTTAGCAATTTCTATCCTATCTGTTCTAATTGCTATATTTAAATGATGTTATCTATTCGCTATTGTAGAATTAGCTTAGCTATAGCTACTCCTAATGCTATTGATGAAAGTATTAATGCTAAATCTGTAGTATTCATTTGTATTACCTCATATAATCCATCGATAGTCGCATACTATGCGACTATATTAGTAAAAAAAATATCATTAATATCATCATAAGTTAAAGATAGCGCCTTAGAAATTTTTTCAACATCTTTTACTGTGAAGTTTTCCCCAGACTTATTAAGCTTTCTATATACTGTAGATTTATCAATTCCAAGTACATTTGCTAACTCAATAATGGAAATATCTTTTTCCACTAATTTAGCTTTCAACTTTCTGATATTCACCATATCTATTCCCCCTTTTCTTATTTGTCGCTTATATGCGACTACCTTTATTTAGATATTACCCCATTAAAATTTGCATGTCAACAATATTTTTCGCATTTTATGCGAATTTATGTTTTGTTTAAAAATATTTGTTGCATTTTTGCGAATTGTATTGTATTATGTAAACAAAGGAGAAAGTGAGGTTATCACATGAGAATTGGAGAACGTATTAAACAACGTAGATTAGAACTAGGTTATACTGCAGATGCACTAGCTAAATTGTTAAATAAAAATAGAGCTACTATATATAGATATGAAAATGGTGATATTGAAAATATGCCAATTGATGTTCTTGAGCCTTTGGCCAAAGCATTAAATACTACCCCAGCATATCTAATGGGCTGGCAAGAACCGCATCAAGATTCTACATCTACTCTTTCTAAACAAACAGAAGATTATTATTTAGATGCAGAAACTGCTGAATATGCGGAAATGCTTCGTACTCGTCCAGAAATGCGTATGTTATTCTCCGCATCACGTGGTATCTCTAAGGAGGATATGGAAAAAGCTGTAGAATATATAGAATTACTCAAACTTAAACACAAATAAACTTTTTATGGGGGATGTTAGAGAGTGATTGTTAATATTATTGAGTGTGATATTCCAAATGTAAAAGCTATTTCATCAACTGGGGAAGATGAAGGTGTACACAATATTTATATTCGCAAGAATATGTCATTTGAAGATATGCGGAATGAAGTAAAGCATGAATTGCTGCATATCATTAATGATGATTTTCACATAGATCATCATGTTAATTTAATTGAACATATGGTAAGGCGCAAAGAACTTACTGATGATTTATTAGAAAATATAGAATTTTATCATCACTATATTTAATTATTAGGGGGAATTATTATGTTTTCATTTTTAAAATCAGTGCTAAGTTCTTTTACACCTAAGCCAGAAATTCGACTTAATCCCATTACTATATATGCATTACAAATAGATATTTCTAATACTATTTCAGAACATAAAGACTATGAGCAATATATGCTTACTGCTGAACAGTTGTTTGAGTTATTAAATTTGATAAATGAGCCTACTATTCCTCTGTCATCATCAAATACCAAACAATCTTATTTTGATAGTGAAGGTTATCTAAATAAAGTAGATGCATATAATGATAAGATTGATGATATATTGAATGATATTAGTGACCAATCTGATATTACAAAAATTAAAAAGAAAATTGATACATTGCAATCTACGCTTACTAAATTCAAAGAGTTTTTATATTCTCGTGGTGAGTTTGGCAAAAAGGAATATCTATCTTTGCATGATAGCGACTTCAATGATGCACGTGATCAATTAAAAGATATTCTATTAACAGACTATCCTTTTAATCGATTATCTAAATAATGATAAAAAAATAAGCCCCCACCGCAGTGAGGGCCATTAAAAAGTACATACCTTAGAGGTATTTCATTTTTACTCCACCATTATTATACCATACCTCTAAGGCTTATTTCTTATACCATTTTTAGCCTAGGAGGTATTTTTTATGTGGGTTGAAACTATAACCACTAAAGCTGGTATTACTAAATATAAATTTCAAGAACGCTATACAGATACATATAGCGGTAAAACAAAAAGAGTATCTGTTACTTATACCAGCAATAGCAGACAAGCCTATAAAATGGCGCAGGCAGAATTACAAAAGAAAATTGACTTAGCTACTAATACAGACATTGCCAAGGATATGACATTGAATGATGTTGTATCTGAATATTTAGAGTCAAAGCGTGCATTTAGAAAGTCATCTACTCAATATAGTATGGATAATTTACATAAGCAAATTATTAAATGGTTCCCTACTGACATATTATTATCTAAGTTATCCCCTTATATTATCCAAAGCACCTTTGATAAATTCGCCTGCCAATATTCATATAACTATACTAAGCTTGCTCTTAGCCTTATTAGGCAATCATTGAAGTATGCAAGGCGCATGGAATACATTCGTGACATTTCATTCTTAGACAATATTGAACTACAGAAGCCTGTGGCTAATGTAGATCATGTTAAAAAGCAGCGTTCTAAATTCCTAACTAAAGATGAACTAAAAGATTTGCTCACACAATTAGATACTATTAATCATCATGTATCCCTCTTATGTGAATTTCAATCTTTAACTGGTCTTAGATTTGGTGAAATGGTTGCCCTTCGCACTCAAGACTATGATATTCAAAATGCAGAAATAGACATAAACGCTACTCTATCTAATCGTGGTAGCTTTGCAGATGCATCTATGCGTTTGCCTCCAAAGAATGTTCATTCTATCCGTAAAGTTAAATTGGATGCTAGGGCAGTACAAATTATTAATCATTTCATTACTGCCAATCAAGCAAGGCGCTTATGGAAGTCTAAGTTTGCTGATTTAGGATATATCTTCGTAACAGACGGAGGATTGCCGTATGATCTGCACTATGTAAATCGAATTATAAAAAAGCTTAATTTTCACAAACCAGTAAGCACACATACATTCAGACATACTCATATATCTATTCTTGCAGAGTCCAATGTGCCTTTAAAAGCAATTATGGAACGTGTTGGCCACAATGAGCCACGCACTACACTTGCTATATATACTCATGTAACAGATGAAATGAAACAGGAAGTAAATGCAGCAATTACTAATATGGGTAAAGTACTTGCAAATAAATAA